GATTAAATTTGCAATTTTAAAAGCACTATCTTTTTCAAGTGTGCTTGTATTACTGCTTATTCTAGCCCTATCACCTCTCTACGTCACTATGGGGTTAATGACAAGACAGATGCAAGAAAAGATTAATTAATCAGCAGCTTCGGGTGTATTCCCCTCTGCTACCCATGCTTTAAAATCTGGATTATCTTCACTGCAAGAAAGATATGATTTGCCGTCATCTTCTATCTTTGCGTAAATTTTTTTGCCTTCGGTTTCTGTTCCTACAGCTTCTAATGTTCGTAATAGTTTGTACTTCATAATTCTGCACTAAATCCTAAGAAAGAAGCACCCCAAGCCCCACAATTTGCAACATTATTAGTACTAATTCCATGACTAGACCTAGTAAATCTTATTGTTGCGGAGTGTGGTGTAGCATCTCCATAAGTTGGTACTCCAGTACATTGTAGTGTACTAGCGCCCCTTATCAAATAATTAGTACCAGCTCCAGCCTGTTCAACGGCTGTAGGAGTAGTTCTCATTGGCACAGGAAATTTTAAATTTAAATCTACACTATTACCATCAGAGTCAGCTTTACCTAACCCATTGAAAAATTCAGTATTTTCTATTGATTCCCTGTAGTAATATCTCTGACACCTTCTTAATTCATCTGCAAATGTCCTGTGCTCAAAATCTGTGGCTACGCTGCCTACCTCTAATTGAACTCCTGTAATTTCAAATGTAGCATTATCTGTTTCATACCATGTTACAGTATTATCTGGCGTTCTTGTCGTTCCAGAACCATAAAGCGCCCATGTATTTAAAGAAACTCCTGAAGCTGTAAAATCTGTCCCTAAAAAAGGCAATATATTTATATTTAAACCTACCGCATTATCATTATTAAAAACTAAATTAGAATTACCCGGAATTGTTTTTGTTATTTTTGTCCAAGTATCTTGAGTTAAAGAACCTGTTTCAAATGGATATAGATATTCAGGAGAATCAAGAGTTTCTATAGCTCCATAAAAATTTTGTGCAACACTAGACTTTACCCAAAAAGATAAGGTTATGTAACTGGAAGCAGAAACATAATTCCAGCCACTATTTGCAATGTCTTGTGCTTCATATTTATTTTGAATCCATACATAATCACCAGCACCAGCATTGTTTGTTTGATTTCCATTAGTAACTTTTAAAGATTTTCTAAACCCTAAACTATATGGTGTAGTTCCAGCAGCTATATCTGCTTGAGAAAAGGTAGGAGTTTCATCAGTACCTCCATGGAAAACTTGAAATCTATCAACACAAAATCCACCAGAGGTTGTTGTTGAAGTACCACGTTGAGCCACTTGCATAGCTCCGTTAATAACTAAATTACGATTACTTAGGTTATTAGTAATATTGGCAGTACACGTTCCAGAAGCGTTATCAATACTAATCGCTGGTGTAGTTGCACCAACTCCTTCTAAACTGTTGACCTTAATCTTCGACATAATTAACTAGGTTTTGGGTTAGCGTCTTTTACCGCCTTAATTGCAATATACCACTCGCCTGTCTTAGCATCATCACCAAACTTACCAGCAGTTATGTCTCTGAATAATTGGTCAAATTGTTCGGGTAATTTTGGATAAGTTTTTGTTCCGTAATAAACTCTATCCATTTTGTGTTGTGAGGCAGCCTGTTCAGCAAGTGCATTTGCCTCTTCAGTATTTCTAGCAGTTTCTTCCTCTGCTGTAAAAGCAATTTTTTCGCCATTAATGTTGTGATAACGTGTCATTGTTTTATACCATAAAGTGTAAATATACCAGTATTTATATTTCCTGATGACAGGAAAATTTTTACCCCTGTAACAGCATTCTCTCTATTAATGGTGCCTCCAAATACATTAAATCTTGTATCTGAAGCATTATCTTTATAAACTGTTGACCCTTGAATAGTAAATCGCCTGTTAGCTTCAAAATTATACATATAAACATAACCATGACAGTCTTCATAAATTAATGAACCACTGGTATTATTTCCTATTCCATGAATTTGAGTTCTAAAGTTATCACCTGCACCGTATTCAGTGTCACCACCAGAACCGACTATTGTTTTGTAATCAGTACCTGTAAAGTCACTACCACTTTCTTGTATCCTCATACGAAGAGTTACATCATCACTTGCAGGCCTTAGTTGTGTAAACTGAACTACATAAATATCGTATGTATCAAACGCCCCTGTAATTGAGTTTGTAAACAAAACATTTGATACATCACTTGCAGTTATTGTCGATAATTTTACCCAAGTATTGTTATCTGTTGCAGTGCCAAACTCTAGTTCTGCATTTGTTGAACTATGGTTTGCACTTGCTACTTTTAAAACCTGACCAGCCGATCCAGTTGTAGATGGTAATTTAAGAGTTACATCATTGGTGGGATTAGCTGCTGGACTATTTAAAATAGTGCTATTACCTGATGCGTGTTTTAATTTTATACTTGCCATATTTAACTAGGTTCAGGTGGGAAAGTAACAGAACTCATATCTAAGTTACCATTTGAATCCAATGTTGGCGATGAACTTGCTGGTAAATCACGCAAACTTTGACGATATGTTTTCCATTCCGTCTTTTTACTTGTGCTCAAAGGTGAGTCAGTAAGAACAACCCAATCAGTCTTTAGTAATTTGCTATCTCTTTGTATTCTTAATAACCTCATTGGTTCTTCATTATTTAATCGGGCGATTTCGGCTGTTATAACTGAATCAGTTGGCTGCGTTTGACTTTCATCTAACCATTCTAAAGTTCCATCTCTAATGACCCATTTTGCATTTGGATTCAAAGATTGTAACGCATCTCCTTTAGTATAAATCATGCTGCTATCTCCATAAATATAATTTTTGAGGTTGCTGTATCTCCGTTATCTGTACGATTAACACCCCAGCCACCACTATTATTTGCTGTGTAGCCTTCCCCTTGCATCGTGTAAGTAACGCTAGTATTTCCAGGTGTGTCTAAACTAATTAATGTTTGCATACCTCTAAGAGAAGTACCAGCTAACTGGCTTGTATCAATTTGGAACATTTCGCCATTATCTTTAGGATCAAATACTGTTGATGTAGTGCCTCCAACAGTTTTTCTAATTCTTAAACTAATACCTTGACCAGAATAACCTCTAGTGTTGAAAGTATAAAGATTTGCAATTATTAAAACAGAACTATCGCTTGCAGTTAAAGTTAACGTCTTACTGCCTCCTGTCAGATCTATAAATTGGGTAAGACTTGATTGCGTTTCATTTGTAAAAGTATGTTCTACAACTTGAACAACTTTACCTCCTCCTGCACCAACGACCCCACTATTTGTAATTGACATCCTTTCAACACCATTGGTTGAAAACTTTATAGTATCTGCTGCGTACGATATTCCAGTATTAGTGTCTTGTCCACGTTGACTTGGTGCGGATACACTTCCGTCAACTGTTGCTATTCCTGTTGTTCCGTCAAGTATAAAAGCCATAATTAAACGATAGATAAAACAGAAGTTGATGGAATTGTTAAAGTCGCATTAATTGTTAGTGGCCCGAAAACTCCTGCATTTATATTAGGCGCTCCATCACCAATTGTATAGTCTTGATCCATCTGGTTTTCATTTTCGTGAAAAATAGCTTCAGTTCCTCCACCAGTAGCTCCACCGCCTCCACCGATAGCACCCCAAGAACTTGTATATCCTTCAAATTGATTAGTGTCAGTATTATATCTAAACTGTCCTGCTGCTGCTGCTGGTTGGTTAGCCTGACCAGGCTGTTGTGCATTATTTCCTTTTGGAACAAGTAAAAATCCAGTAGATGACATCGTAACATCACCTGTCATCGTAGGACTTGCTGCTACAACATGACCTAAGTTATCTAAACTAATATTTCCTATCGTTACATATGCGTTATTAGCTGCATTTCTTATTTTAAATAACGAACTTCCTGTATCAATATGTGGCTGAAAAGCTGAGTTTATTGATGGATCGCCAGAACCGCTATTTAAAGAGTTAATAGCAGCAGTAATTTGATTTAATTTTGTTCGGACAGCAGCACCCGTTCCATTGTCTATGACATACCCTGCCCCACCTGTGTTATCGACTCTAGCCATTTAGAAAAGTAACATTGCTCCTATTATACTATCCTTTTCCAA